AGACACCATCCACGATTACGTGTGGGAGCCAGACGACGATGATGAATGACCCGGTAAACCACCCAGACCACTACACACGCGGCCCGATCTTCAACTTTATTGGACCCGATGGTAAACCACAGAAAGGTGCTATCGAAGCCCTAGATGTTATCCGATGGTTGGATGATCCCCGGTTGGCTAACGCCGTTAAGTACATTTGGCGGGTTGGTTTCGGCGGCAAAGACAACGATCACCAAGACATTCAGAAAGCCATTTTTTATCTTAATGATTGGCTGGATTACCCGGTTGAGAGGGCAACATGACGAAACGTATCGTGGTTGTGTCGGACACCCAGATGCCTTACGAGTCCCGTAAGGCTGTCAAAGCGGTGATCCGATTCATCGGGGAGTACAAGCCCGACGAGGTTATCCATATCGGTGATTTGTTGGATTTGCCTCAGCCGTCCCGCTGGAACAAAGGGACCGCCGGCGAGTTCGAGGGCAGCGTGTTCGCTGACTCCGATCACGCTAAACGCAACTTCCTCGAACCGCTACGCAAAGTCTATGACGGCCCGGTGGGGGTGCATGAAGGCAACCACGATGAACGGGCAAGAACCTACCTCAGTAAGTACGCCCCGGCGTTGGCTGAGTCGGGTGCGTTCAACATCGAAACCCTGCTGGATTTCAACGGGTTCGGTGTGACGTTGCTGCCTACCTTTTACAAGGTTGCGCCGGGTTGGATCACCACTCACGGGCACAAGGGTGGTATTTCGTTGTCGGGGATCGCCGGTAATACGGCGTTGAACGCGGCGAAGAAGTTCCAAACGTCGGTGGTGATCGGGCACACGCACCGCATGGGCATCGGCTCCCACACCTTCGGGTTTGGTGGTGACGTGGTGAGGGGTGTCACCGGTATGGAGGTTGGGCATCTGATGGACATGCGGCTTGCACAGTATTTGAAGCAAGCCACAGGTAACTGGCAGATGGGGTTCGGTTTGTTGACGGTGGATGGTCAGCATGTGAAGCCGGAGGTTGTTCCTGTTGTTAAAGGTAAGTTCACCGTTGATGGTAATTCGTGGGAGGTCTGACTTGACAATGAATGAAAACAAAGAGAATCAAATGGATGTTATGGATATGCAGGATGAGGTTCGTAAGGCTGCTAAGACTGTGGCTCACAAATGGCCTAATGTGGTGAACGCAGATGACATGGAGCAGGATATCTACTTGCGCCTACTTGAGTCGCCCGGTTCTGTCGAGAAGCTTTTGAATGATTTTAGTGACCGTTCAAGGCTTAACGCTATTGTTCGCATTGGACACGAAATAGCGAAAATCGAAAGGGAGGACTACGAGATTTTTATGGGAGATTTTCGTTACTCCGTTGATGAGGTTAAAAAAATACTGGATAACCGCGCTCTGATTGATCTTTATGAACTGGATGAGGAAACTAACCTGAAGTCATCCTGGGGAGCCTACTTTTCCGTTAGCAACGAGTTTGAAAACAAAGTTGTGGAAAAGGTTGCAATAGAGTCTGATGTTCGGCGGGCTATGGAATCTCTTGCTTCTAAAAACTCTCGGTATGCAGAAGTTATCCAACGTCGCTACGGCAAGGAGGAAGTGATTCCCCAGGATGAGTCAGCGGAGCATAAACGTCTTGGTCGGGCACTAACAGCTTTAACAAAGGAAATGAATAGGGACTACAAGCGTGCACAACAAAATGACGGGCCGGGTTCACGCAAACCCGTGACCTCGCAGCAAGCGCGCTACAAAAGCAAAAAGAACTGGGATGACGAAAGCTCGGAGGCGGTTCAGAGGTTGATGAACCAGGCGCGAGTGAGCGGTCGATGAGCGATTACAAAGACGAATACGGATACCTCAACAACATCGACCTGATTTTGGAGGATGCCCGCCGGCAAAAGAAACAACAAGACGACAACTATGACCCGTACTGGGATGAGGAAGATGTTTAATCTACTTGACCCTCTGTTTAACGGTATGGGTAGATCGGAATTGTATCGCTCGCTGATATTCCCTGATCTGTTCCCCCATGAGAAACCAATGTTAGTTCACAACTGGTCGAAGGATGACCTTGAAATGTTTTGCGGGAGGATTTAAGTGACAGACGTTAACTTTGGCCCCACCGGGCGGCTCGTTTACGAGCGCACTTACAGCCGTATCAAGGCTGACGGCAGCCGAGAAGAATGGCCCGAAACCGTTGAGCGGGTAGTGGACGGAAACCTGGCGTTGGTGGACGCACGCCACCAGCTACCCGACGAACGCCAACAGTTGATCGACATGATGCTGGACTTCAAAATCCTGCCAGCAGGACGGCACCTGTGGGCATCAGGGGTCAAGAACGCCCAGCACCTTTTCAATTGCTGGGTGGCCGGGTGGACACCAAACCCCGCCGATCATTTCGAGTTCACGTTCATGCGGCTCATGGAAGGTGGTGGGGTTGGGGCCAACTACTCCAACCACTACCTGAAGGACTACCCGGTGGTGCAGCACTTCCTCAAAGTAGAAATCGTGTGCGACGAGGAACACATCGACCACCAAAGTCTGAAAGACGCCGGGGTGTTGTCCACAAAGTACGATCCGGACTGGTCTGGTGCGTTCCAGGTGGAGGACAGCAGGGAGGGGTGGGCGGCAGCCCTCACCGACCTCATCGAATCCCACTACCGCACCGAAACCCAGCACTACCAACGGGTTTACGATGTTTCCAGGGTTCGCCACGCAGGGGCGAAACTGAAAACCTTCGGCGGTCACGCATCAGGCCCGTTGCCGTTGGCGCAGATGTTGATGACGGTTTCCCAGGTGTTGTCCTCGCGTGCAGGCACCCAGTTGGACGGTATCGGCGCAATGGATATCGACCACGCTATCGCGCAGTGCGTTGTCGCCGGCGGGGTACGCAGGTCTGCACGTATGGCAATGATGCACTGGGCTGACCCGCAAATCATGGAGTTCATCAACATCAAACAAAACTCCGGATCGCACTGGACAACCAACATCTCAGTAGAGGTCGATGACACCTTCTGGTATCAGTGCAAACAGGGGGATGCCTGGACAGCCTCGAAGGTCCTGAAGGCTATCTCTGAGGGCATGGTGAACAACGGTGAACCCGGCTTCTGGGACTCGTCCTACTCCAACGTCGGTGAACCCAACCCTGTTGTGTGTACCAACCCGTGCGGCGAAATCACGTTGGAGCCTTGGGAGCCTTGCAATCTGGGGCACGTCAACCTGGCTGGGTTTGTCAACGATAACGGGCGGGTAGATGGTCTGGGGTTGTTGACAGCGCACCGTTTGATGACCCGGTTCCTCATCAGGGCGACGTTCAGCCCGGTGGGTGATCCGAAGTCCCGCGAGGTTTTGGATCGCAACAGGCGTATCGGTGTGGGGCACTTCGGGGTGGCGAGTTTCCTCGCCATGACTGGCCGGAAATACTCGAAGGCACACAAAGACAAATCCTTTGTGAAGCTGCTGCGGGAAATGGTTTTGGTGGTCGATCAGTCCGCTGAGGACTTCTGCCATGACCTCCGCATCCCGGTGCCGGTGAAGAAACGCACCATTGCACCCACCGGGACTATCGCCAAGATGCCTGGTGTGTCGGAGGGTGTGCATCCGATCTTTGCGAAGTTCTTCATTCGCAGGGTGCGGCTGTCCAAGATCGACCCAGATCAGGTTGCCATGCTGAAACAGTATGAGGCTGACGGGTTCAAGGTGGAGGACTGCCAGTACGCCGCCAACACCGCTGTCATCGAAATCCCCACCAAAGACTCTTTGGTTCAGGAGGTTGAGAACAGGTACGGGCGTGACGGTGAGGAACTAGTCGAAGCAGCAGATGACCTTTCGTTGCGGGACCTGCTGACGTTCCAAGCCCTGTACCAAACCCATTGGGCTGACAACGCTGTCAGCTTCACCGCGAACGTCGATCCTCAACAGTACTCGCCGTCGCATGTTGAGGGTCAGATCAGGGACTTCGCGGGAAAGGTCAAAGGGGCCACGATTTTCCCTGAATCGTCTATGCCGCAAAGCCCTTACGAAAGGTTGGAGCGGTGGGAGTACGAGTCCGCTGTCGCCAAACAGGTCAGTGACGGCATTGACGAGGACTGCACTACCGGGGCTTGCCCCGTTCGCTGACAGCAGCAATCCCGCTGTTGTCAACCATTTAGTAGAAAGAAACAAAATTGACAGAGTTCGACGTGGACCCGTTCGAGGGTATCGCTGACGAGGCTGTGGAGCCTGCGCCTGCGAAGAAGGCACCGGCCAAGAAGGTTGCAACTAAACCTTCTTCTGACCGTGAGGGTGTGACTGTCACCCTGAAGGGTGGTGCCGGGTTTGATGCACCGTGGATTGTGATTCACGCTGCGGACCTCGCGGACGCTTACGAGCAGGTTTCGGGGGACAACGCCGGCGTGCTGGTGAAGCTGATGGAGCAAACGTCCAAGGCGGCGCAGCATTTCTCGGGGCAGAACAAGGGTGCGGGTGGGGCTGCACCGTCGAACCGTGCCCCGGCAGCAGCCGTGGCACCCCCGGCAGGAACACCTGATGCACCGGGTCCTGACTGGACGTTCAAGTCCGGTGTGGGTAAGACGGGGAAGCCGTGGAAGGCGTGGATGCCTCCGCGTGG